TTCGTAAGAGGATGAATAATCGTCTTGAATCCCCTGGAATAGCTACATACATGAACCCAGGCCGTGGAGCAAGCGGCGAAAGCAGTAACTAGGAGCGATAAATGGCTGAAAGTAAGAAAGACCCACGTTTAGCACGTGCAGGCGTATCAGGTTTTAATAAACCTAAAGCTACCCCAGATCACCCAAAGAAGTCACACATTGTTGTGGCTAAAGAGGGAGATCAAGTTAAAACTATTAGATTTGGTCAGCAAGGTGTAAAAGGCTCACCTGACGGTTCCAAGCGCAATGACTCATTTAAAGCACGTCATGCCGCCAATATTTCCAAAGGCAAAATGTCTGCGGCTTACTGGGCAAATAAGGTGAAGTGGTAATGGCTAAAGAAGTATGGGATAAACCAGACCCAACTAAAAAAGATAAGAAGCTTTCTCCTAAGCAAAAGTCTTCTGCTAAAGCAAAAGCTAAGGCCGCTGGTCGTCCTTACCCTAACTTGGTAGACAACATGAATGCCGCTAAGAAAAAGAAGAAAAAGTAATGGCATTAGTTAAAGAACTCCAAGAACTTATGGGGGATGTAACCGTATTCTACTTTCGTGCTCACGGGTATCACTGGAACGTAGAGGGTGAAGACTTCTCGCAGTACCACAACTTGTTTGAAGATATTTACTCAGATGTGTACGGCTCCATTGACCCACTTGCTGAAAATATACGTAAGTTGGGGGAGTACGCTCCATTTAAGTTAGATACACTGATAAAGTTGGCTTCCTTAGAGGACAGCAAAGTTCCGACTAATCCACGTGCTATGGCTAAAGATTTACTTGAGGCCAATGAGAGTCTTATTGAGATTCTTAAATCGGTATTCCATACCGCTAATGATGATGATGAGCAAGGCATTGCGAATTTCATAGCTGAACGTATTGATATGCACCAGAAATGGGCATGGCAATTGAAGGCCAGCACCAAATAACTAGTTATTTTATCCACTGCCAAAGGAAGGAATACTTATGGCAACCAATAACGCAGGACATCTGCTCGATGACGCAGGTAATGTCTTTGTTGACTTTGTATGGGGTTCCCGCCCTTTACATCCAAATGATGTTCGTGTAGAAGACAATGCCTCACCAGTAGTAGTTGTAGCAGCAGATGCTGATCAAAACTATGACTGGAGCGGTTACTCGGTCTATCCAAGCGAACGTTTAAACCCAAGCCTAGATAATCACGAACTTGCAATTTCTGAATATTCAGGTTACCCAGCTTTTACCCCTTCAGCTGCTAACTATATTGTTACTGCTGTATCTGCTGATGGTACTACTATTACATACACTTCTCAGAATAATTTCAAAGCTGGAGAACTTGTAACAATTACAGGTATTCCAACTGCTGCATTTAATTTGACCAGTGCAACTATTGCATCTGCTAATGCTGTTAAGTTCACTGTTACAAGTGCCACAACAGGTGCTGCTGTAACAGGTGTTTACTACGGTCGCGCTGAAAATGTAACAAACCCACCAGCCGATGGTGCTTACGTAAGCGGTGCAGTCTATGTAGACGTACCTAACGTAATTGGTTTGACAACTGCTTCTGCAACAGATGCTCTTAAGGATGTCACTCTGGTACCTACCACCGCAACCGCTGCAACTAACGCTGCTAAGACAATTACGGCTATCTCCCGCACTGCTGGTGAAACCAACCTTGTCTACACATCCAGTGCTCACGGTCTAACCGCAGGTTCACAGGTAACGATTAGCTCCACTGGAACATCTGCTTACAACGGTACATTTACTTTGTCCGCTGTTGCAACTAACTCCTTTACCGTTGTTACAACTGCAACTTCTGCAGTTGCAGTCACAGGTATTACAGGATCTGTTGTCGGTGTTGCTGGAACAATCAAGGCACAGAGCATTGCAGCCAATGCAGCAACTACTGCTGTGGGTGCCGCAATCACTATCACCCCTTACGCTGCTGCTTCTTAAGCACCGCGTTACTAGAAAGGGCCTCCTTAACGGGGGCCCTTTCCATTTACCCAGGAAGCCGTTATTAAAGATAGCGATTTAGGTGGAGATAACCTACGATTACGGCGTATCTCCTTTCGTTCTGCCTCAGTAGTAGCGCCCCAAACGCCATACACATCATTTTCCAAAGCGTATTCTAAACAAGGTTGTTGAAAACTGCACTCGTTGCACAGGGTTTTTGCTTGTGGAACTTTAATTTTAGCTTCTTTTGCATCTTCTGGAAAGAATATTTCTGGGTCAGTATTAGCGCAAACTTGTGATCCATCGAATGTTGGGGCCAGTGACATACCATCTCCATGTGTAGTTGTTTGAGATAATCTATCATTTTATTACGCGAGTTGCAAGTTTGGAAAGCGCATTCAAATAAAATAATGTATAAATGTAAAGAGACCTTTTTTCGTACAACTTTATGGCAGCCCCCTTTTCCCTTTTTAGCTTCGGAGCCTTATGTACAGCCCAAGTGAATTTATAATCACTATTCTGGCAATCCTTCAAATTTCTGTCATCATCTTTGGTGGCTTTAAATTCTTTGCCTCAATGACCTCTAGATTAGAGCGCGTAGAAGAGCAATATAAACCAAATGGCGGTTCGAGTATGAGGGATGCTATCAACCGTATTGAAGTAAAATTAAGTAGGCTCGAAGGAAAGTTCGAGCAACATGTCGAGGAAAGCGACAATTAATCAAGTTTCAGGAGAGGTAAGAAATGGGAAAGCTAAAAAGCATTCTAACCCGCATTGGTGCGGTTGCAGTTGCGTCTGGATTAGGCACAATTGGCGCAGGTTCACTTATTGGTGTCGAAGTATGGAAAGCCGCAGCTCTTGCAGCAGTAATGGCTGTAGCAGTAGTTATTGAGTCTTTGGCTCGTGCTTATGTAAATGATGGATCGCTAAGCCAAGAAGAGATTGACGCTTCTTTTGTTCAGGCAGACGCAAGCTAAATAAATTAGCTTTAGGGGCAGGGTAACCTGCCCCTTTAGTGTTTTTAGGGGTATTCTAGTATCATGCACGTAATAAAACAGATTCAAACTTATCAAGGCCATCCTGTGCCAGACAAAGTTACTAGACCTCGAGGACCTTTTCCTGCAGAGTTGTTTAAAGAACCTGAGATTATTTACGAATATGAACAAGCTTATGGGGAAGACGGGGAAAACTTCTCTCCAGGCACTACTTCTCAAAATAATTTTACACCGCTTAAATGGCTACGTTGTAGGGCCTGCCATGAACGGGTTCGTGAGGATGAAACAGAAATGCATGAGTGTGAGGAATAATGGCTGTTCCAGATCCTTCTGACCTAATGGATAATGACGACTCTTCAAACTATGAGGTTGATCCCGATCCAACAAGTTTTGCTAAACTTGAATTAAAGGGCACCAGCACCACAAACCCTAAACAGCCTAGGACAACTGCGGCTGGCTATGATTTTGATACCCAGACTCTTACGGTAGTATTCAGGGATGGAACTTGGTGGAATTACTACGATGTTCCAGAAGATATGTGGTTTGAGTTTAAAAACGCAACCTCTAAGGGCCGTTATTTAAGAGGGTCTGGACTTGACAACTGGCATAGTATGGGACCAGTTGACATGAGTGGCATGCGTCCAGCGGCTCGTGCTACGCTTAACCAAGTTGTTCGTGCATCGTCTAGGGCTCAAAAAGCCACTGGTGGTATGCAGGTCACTGGAGATACAAGACAGTTTAAGAGTTGGAACGGTAACACAGGAAGGTAGCCATGTTATCAATTGGGCCACTATACGTTCAAAAAATTGAATACCCACATCGAAAGTTCATTCCTCTTGTTGAAAAGGGTTGGACTAACGAGATTGAAGAGCCCTACCGTTTAGGTACGTGCTTAGTTTTTAGAATCCCCTTCACCAAGCCTGGGTTTGTGTTGGGCTATTGGAAATACCCCCAAGATGAAGAAGCTGCATTAACTAGCGCTATATGGGGACGATCAATGGGCACCCCAGTTAAAGAACTTATGGAGTGGGATGTTTAAGAAAAAAGTTCCTTTTGATAAACCGTTTCCTGAAAAGCTAGCGCGTCGGGTAAGCAAGATACCTACTGCAGATTTAGCAAACTGGGCTGACCAAGCATTGTATGAAGTAGGGCGATGCTTGTCTTTATACGAGAAGCACAGAGAAAAAGTTTACTTAGATGAGGCTCTAATGGGGGCAGAAGCCGTCAACGCAGTGATTTCAGAGCTCCATAAAAGAACTGTGATATAGTTTTAATTGCCTCACTTCTTTCCTCTCCTAAGGTGGCATGAGTAGCCCTGGCTTTATAGCCAGGGCTTTCTCGTATTCAGGTATCATTAACACATACCGTTACATCAGTTTGGACGACACATGACAGAATCAATGTTTTACGAAGAAGGCGACGAGGACGAGTTCCTTGACGAGGACTCCGTAGAAGAGCAAGACCAAGAAGAAGAGCTAGACGAACTTTCCAAAGAGTTTGTAAATAAACTAATTGATAAAATGATGCAGTTTATGGATGCTCTAGTAGGGCATTCCCTGCACCCATACCAGGTTCCTCTTGCACGTCGAATCATTGAGTCTGTCATCATCAATGACGGTGAGGAAATTACCGCCTTAGCCGCACGTCAGTCAGGTAAATCTGAGACTATTGCTAACACCGTTGCAACCCTAATGGTTTTATTACCAAGGCTTGCAAAGATGTACCCAGACCTACTGGGTAAATATGCTGATGGTATTTGGATTGGTATGTTTGCCCCTGTTGAGGGCCAGGTTGAAACTCTATTTGGTAGAACTATTAACCGATTAACTTCCGAAAGAGCGTTAGAAATTCTTGGCGATCCTGAAATTGATGATTCTTTAGGTAAAGTTCCAGGCATTACACGCCAGATTAAACTTAAAAAATCTGGATCTACGCTGATGATGATGACCGCAAACCCAAGAGCTAAAATTGAGTCTAAGTCCTTTCATTTAATCGTAATTGATGAGTGTCAAGGCGCGGATGACTTTATGGTTTCTAAGTCTATTTCTCCTATGCTTGCTTATTACTCAGGTACCATGGTTAAAACTGGAACGCCATCTAATACTAAAAACAACTTTTACCGTTCTATCCAGTTTAATAAACGACGCCAGACCTCTAGGGCTACTAGGCGAAACCATTTCGAGTGGGATTGGCGCGATGTCGCAAAGGTAAACAAGAACTATGACAAATTCATTAAAAAAGAAATGCTCAGGATCGGAGAAGACTCCGACGAATTCCAGATGTCTTACAACTGTAAGTGGATGTTGGAAAAGGGTATGTTCGTCACCTCAAACGTTATGGACGACCTCGGAGATACCAGTCAAGAGATTGTCAGGTCATGGCATAGAACACCAGTTGTGGTCGGAATTGACCCCGCCAGAAAGATGGACTCTACGGTTGTAACAGTTGTTTGGGTAGACTGGGATCGCCCCGATGAGTTTGGTTACTACGACCACCGCGTACTTAACTGGTTAGAGCTTCAAGGCGACGACTGGGAAGACCAATACTTTCAAATTGTTAATTTCTTAGGAAACTACAATGTATTTTTGGTTGGAGTAGACGCTAATGGAGTCGGTGATGCTGTAGCCCAGCGCCTTAAACTACTACTTCCTAGAGCAGAAGTTGTCTCTCTAACTAGTAGTCCAACTGAACAATCTCGTCGTTGGAAGCACTTAAAAGCTTTAATTGATAGACGTCTAGTGGGGTTCCCTGCCCATGCAAAAACCCGCCGTTTAAGGACTTGGAAGCGTTTCTACCAGCAAATGACTGATCTTGAGACTAAGTTTAAGGGCCCTAACTTTATGGCGGCTGCTCCTGATGAAGCCCATGCACATGATGACTATGCTGATTCTTTAGCAATTGCGTGTTGCTTAACGCTAGATATGACAATGCCAGAAGTAGAACAAACTTCTAATCCTTTTTTTAGCAGGTAATTTGAGTTTACTCGGACATTTACCTGATTTACGGGCACAATTTTAATTGAGGTACCTCAACCTTAACTTTTAAGGAGATTCTCCCAATGTCAGAAAATATCGCACCAGCGCCACAGTTACCTGAACGCGTTGGCAATGTTTACGACCGCACCATGACCCCTGCAATGCCTGGACAACGTGGACCTCTTCGTTTTGAAGAAGGCGTAGCAACAGACACAGATGTGCCTGTACAGTTCACAAATGGCGCAATGCAAGGCTACATGCCTGCTCCAGGTCGTCCAAACCGCAATCAACCAGTTCACACCAAGACAGCTGAAGAAACCATGCGCGAACGCGCACACGTAGGTTCTGCTGCTTGGGTGGAAGCCCCTTCAGTTCTTGGTGACTTTGCATCACAGGCTTTTGCAGATCACGGCGAAAACAACTTTGAAGAAGTTTTCCGCGACGGTGGGCATCAGTTCCGTCTGAACCCTGCCGTAGTTCAAGACTAGACCCGCTACCTGGGAATTGCCCCCTGCTCACAAGGCAGGGGGCACTTAGGACTTATTATGGCTCTTATTCAAGGAAAGTCGGTTCAAGAAGGACCGAAACAAATTGCTGCTAACCCTAAATTGTGGAATATGTACGTAGCGCAAGCAAAATCTAAGTTTAGAGTATACCCGTCTCCAGCAGCGGCGCACTGGGTACACTCTCACTATTCTCAGGTGGGTGGCAAATTTGTCACTTCAGAAAGAGACATTGATCCTAGGTTTAGAGACTATGTACAAGAGTCTATCGATAAAAAAATTGCTGCTCAAAAAAATAAAGTTACTAAGCCAGTTGGTAGAGGCGGCATCCGTGGCGAACAATTACGTGGTTAATTCAAATATCGTGCTATTATTTGTATGTCCAACAGAGAGGGTGTTTAAGTGAGTATTGACTTCTCACCACCGAGTTACCGCGCCGCGTCCTCTGACTTAACTATTTCCATTTCCCCGCTGGGCCTTGTAGAACTTGCGGATGAAGAGTTTGAGGTTCACGGTCCTCGTCTAAACCGTTATTCATTAAACTGGGCAATGTATCTTGGCCATCACTGGGCTTATCGCAGAGAAATTGGCGAAGCTCAAATGGTATTTAATTACTAT